GAAGAATTTGTAAAATAGTTTAACAAGTGCTTGACTTCTACAGGGGTATAGAGTAAAATAACTCTATACCCTTTTTTATGGAGTTTGTTATGTCTCGTCTAGGTTTTGCTTGTAAATGGATCGATCGTCCTGATCAAGTTGATGGTATTAAATCAACTGACGATTGCAAGAAATATAATACCGGAACCACCACCGTTGCTTGGCTTAACCGTCAAACTACAGCAGCTGCCGAAGTTAAATTATATCAATTAACTTTATCTAATTTACATGCTGCCTATAATCTAGTAGAATATGTTTCGAAATTAGATCCTATGTTCAGAATGCTATATTTTATGTTTACATTGTTCGCCATGCCATCTTTTATGCATAGATGGACTAGTTAATTTTCCGCAATATATACAGCTAATTTTTGGTATTTGTTTTAATTTTAATTTTCGTTCTTCGGTAAATAATTTTCCTGTATTTGCTTCGGATAATTTTTTTCGGTGCGATTCCGATTTAGGTTTTCCTTGTAATTTAATATTTTGTTTGCCTAATTTAGCTTTTGATAGTTTTGCTTTTGTTTCTTCTGTATGATTTTTCCCATACATTGGATTATTAGCGCCAGACGTTGCTTTAGAAATTTTCATCTTAGCTTCTTCTGTATGAGATTTACCTTTATTTGCTGGGATTTTACCTTTATGAATCTTAGATATCTTTAATTTAGCTTCTTCCGTGTGCGTTTTTCCGTACATGGGATTTCTGTTTGAAGACATATATTTTGATCGTTCCTCCGAGTATAATTTGCGGGAAATTGCGTAAAGTTTGGATATAGGGGTATATCTATTTTGATTTTTATTTGATAAATTTGACATTGCATTGAGAGCGAATGCCATATTTCTTTTAAATGTACCTGTAACGAATTTAACTAATAATAAATGACAAATAAAATGTTCCCTAGCTGTTAATTTAACTAAATTGTATTTATCATTGGTTCCGCCCATAGATTTCGGTATAATATGATGCGATTCTGTGTAACCATCATTGGTGTTTCTAGTTTTAGCTTTTTCTATAATATTAAAATACCATTTGTGATATTTATTTTCCATAAACATAATTATTTTCCTTTTAACTGAGTTATTACCTATTTATAAAATTATGAATTTTAATAAGATTGGATTTGCATGTAAAATTTCTACTGTTAATGGTAAAAATGAAATTGTTTCTATCCCAGAATACAATACAAAAACAACAACTATTGCATGGTTAAATAGACAAACTAAAAAAACTGCTGAAACTAAATTGATGTTATTATTACAGCATAATTTAGAAGCAACTTATAAAGCAGTAGAATATGTTTCTAAACAACATTCATCATTGAGACTTTTCAGAATATCTTCGGATTTACTTCCGGTCTACACTCACGAACAATGGAAACATTTTTATCACACTGCATCTATTCAAAATTTACTAGAACAAAAATTTGCTGCGATTGGTAATTTAGCCAGACAACACGATGTTAGATTATCATTCCACCCAGGTCAATTTTGCTGTTTAGCCAGTGATCGTCCAGATGTAGTAGAAAATAGCATAGCCGAGTTCGAATACCATGCAGATATGGCTCGCTGGATGGGATACGGTCGTGTGTTTCAGGATATGAAGATCAATGTACATATCTCAGGTAAACTTGGTCCTGCAGGCTTTTTGTTGGCATATGACCGACTCAGCGATGTCGCTAAAAATTGTATAACTATTGAAAATGAGGAGTTCGCTCATGGACTTGATGCTTGTCTTAGTATTTCTGACAGGATTCCTGTCGTTTTGGATATTCACCATCATTTTATTAAAACTGGAGAATACATCTCGCCAAATGACCCGAGGATTGCTCAGGTTATTCAAAGTTGGCGAGGCGTTCGCCCTGTTATTCATTATTCTATTAGCCGAGAAGATACTCTCGCCAATCATTGCCCCCATACTCTACCAGATCTCGCAGCTCTTATAGCCGCAGGTCATACTAAAAGTAAATTGCGTGCGCATTCAGATTTCTACTGGAACACTGCCGTCAACGATTGGGCATTATCGCACCTTAGCTGGGCAGACATGATGGCGGAAAGTAAAGCCAAGAATTTAGCTGTACAGCAATTATCAAAAAAGTGCTTGACTTCTAGCGCACAATAGAGTACAATAACTGTATACTACGGAGAAAATTATGTTAAATTTATTGAATCAACTAGCAGCAACATCAGGCACTAACGACAAAATCGCTCTATTAAAATCATATGTTGATGATCCTGTTGTGCGAGCTGTATTTTTATTTGCTTATAATCCCAGAATTAAATATTGGATTAAAAAACGTCCTCCAGTTTCTCCAAATAACGGTATTACCGTAGATTTGATTGGCGCTTTATCCAGCATTAAAGTTAATATTTGTAATAGAGAGCTTACTGGTAATGAAGCTATCGAATATGTATCTATGATACTAGGTAAATTGCCAGTAGATGATCAAGAAGTTTTATATCGTATTATCGAACGCGATTTAAAATGTGGCGTTAATGTTAAATTAATCAACAAAATTTGGAAAGATTTAATTCCAGAATATCCAGTTTTATTGTGTGGTAAATTCACCGAGAAAACCGAAAAGAATATCAAGTATCCAGCAATATTACAGTGCAAAATGGATTCATCTAGGATCAATCTAGAATTTGATGGTGGAAAATTTGTATCGGCTACAACCAGAAATGGCAACATTTTAGATATCTCATGTTTTGATGATAATGAAATTGTAACTCATGAAAGGTGTATTTTAGATGGCGAATTAATGTGGCGCTATCCAGATGGTCGAGTAGCAGAACGCAAAGTATCTAATGGTTATGTAACAAAAGCTGTTCGTGGAACAATTACTGCTCAAGAAGCTGAGGGGTTGTATGTTGTTCTCTGGGATTATATTCCTTATGATGACTTTTTAAATGAATATTGTTCAGTTGGTTATGCTACAAGATTTAAATTTGTTGGACTAGCAGTTCCCTCAAATCAAACTAAATTACAAATTGTTGAATCTGAGATTGTAAATTCTCGTGAAGAAGTTATGCAAAAATATCAGCGTAACCTAGAACGAGGCGAAGAAGGATGCATTCTTAAAGCAATGGATGGTGCATGGGAGGCAAAGAGGTCCAAGTATCAGCTTAAATTAAAGGCAGACGACCCTGTTGAATTATTAGTTGTTGGATTTGAATATGGTACACCAGGAACTCAATTTGAAGGTATGCTGGGTTCGTTAATTTGTGAAACTGCATGCGGTCGGTTACGAGTTAATGTTGGTTCTGGTTTTAAACATAAATTAGGCGAACGCGATAATCCAGAATCTTATGTTGGTAAAATTGTTACTGTGAATTATAATTGCGTGATTACGAATCGCGATTCAGATATTAAATCTTTATTTTTACCTATCTATAAAGGTATTAGATACGATAAAGACACAGCAAATAGCTTAGAGGATATAGAATAATATGAGTGATTTTCCTGAATATGTATGTAAATTAATGGCAGCATCTAATGCTGTATTATTAACGGGTTCAAAATATATTTGTCCATCTCAAGAACACAATGATATTGATATTATGTTGTTAGTAGATGACATTGAGCAATTTGAACAACAGCACCAATTAGATAATAAATGCGGCGATAGTTATCCAGATGATGATATGATATCATTTAGATATGGTGTCTATAATATCTTATTAACAGACGAACCTGGATATTTCCGTAAATGGAAATTAGCCACAGAAATTGCTACCAAATTAAATTTAATCTATAAAGAAGATAGAAAATATTTGTTCCAGCAATTAGTTGATGATGATTCTATTATTGTTGACATCAAACAACCGGAGATTATTGATGCTAGACTTAATAAAAGAGCTACAATCTGATGTTAAATTTTCTAACGATCTTGCAATCGCATGTGGCGGCAACCATAAATTCATTTTCATGGGTTTACGAGGAGAAACTATTACTGGGTTAATTAGAATTAACTTAAAAGATAAATTTACATTAATGCCCGTACACTGGGATAGATACGGATTGCCGATTGATATCCAAAAATATCCATCTAAATATTATATTAGATTAGTTGTCAGGCAATAACATGAAATCAAATTATATTAATCCAAAATTAAAACGAGTTTATGCTAGATATAAAACTCTACAAACATTAAAACAAACAGGTAAGATTACTGCTGACCAACAAGAAGAATTGATTATGCTCAGTAAAGCTTTAATAGATAATTTAATTCAAGATAATGTTAAAATGAAAAAACAAAATCTAATGGATACTGCGAATTTAAGTAGATTCAATGAATGAATATCGTTTCGAATACCTAAAACATTTGGCTGATCAAGATAAATTAACGGATGCACAACGAAAAGAGTACGTTGCACTGTTAAAACGGAAAAAGTGCTTGACTCCCAGGAAAATTTATAGTACAATAGTATTTTAATTAGTGAGGTGAATTGTGTTAATTTTCGACGTAGAAACGATGGGTGTTGAGTCTACAACTGTTATTTTATCCGCCGCTATTGTTTATATCGATATCACAAAACCAAATACCTGGGAATCATTATATTCTGATGCGCTGTTTGTAAAATTTTCAGTAAAAGATCAAATTGAAAATTATGGTAGAACTGTTGATAAAGATACAATTGCTTGGTGGAATAAACAATGCGATCTTGTAAAACAACAGAGTTTCTTTCCTAAAAAAGACGATCTTCCAGCTAAACACGGAATTGAAATTCTGAGAAATTATATTAATCAACATTGTAATCCAGAAAATACATTAATTTTCACTAGAGGTAGTCTTGATCAAATGTCAATTGATAGTTTATGTAAAGCTGTTGGTGTTGATTTATTAGTACGATACAGCAATTATCGTGATATGCGAACTTATGTGGATTTAGTTGCTACAAATCCAAAACGTGGATATTGTGATATCGATGCTAGTAAATATCCAGGAACTTGGGATAGAAATGTTGTGGTAAAACACAATCCCCTGGATGACATTGTACTAGATGCACTGCAACTTTTATATCCAGAATAAATAAATTTAATACATTTACCCTCGGGCATCGCGAGAACGGGGCATAGGAATATGTTTCTGTTGGGTGGCAGATTGGTACGACTCACTCTTTCTGTTAAATGTATTGCTCTTTTTAAAATCACACTAGGTGTTCAGGTTCGATAAGGTGAGATAGTATCAAAGAACTCGGTTTGAGTCCGTTATGTCCTTATGCAGTGTGATTTTAAAGTATTCGTTGAAGGTGTTATAAAGATATGCAAGACACAAAGTTTGATTTTGTATAAATAGTGTAGTTAGAAAGATATTGGCGTATCTCTCAACTCAGTTACAGGTAAACTGTGCTGTCCTACACAAATCTATTTATACAGGTATCAAAAATGTTTAAACCAACTTATTTATACATTAAAACTCATAACATAACCAGACTCAAATATTTCGGTAAAACTATACAAGACCCCTTTAAATATAAAGGTTCTGGAACTAGATGGTTAAACCATATTAAAAAACATGGATATGATGTCACGACTGAAATATTAGGATATTTTACAGAAGAACAAGAGTGTAAAACTGTTGCGATACAGTTTGGAATTGAAAATAATATAGTATTGTCACCGAAATGGGCTAACTTAAAAGAAGAAACAATTGATGGCGGATTTGATCACATTAATCTTTTTCCTGTAGAAGAAAGAATAAATGTAATAGCATTTAGAAAAAAATTAAAAGATGGTAGTATTTCTTGCGGAGGTACTCAACATTGGACTGATGAATCTAGAAAAAAAGTTAAAATCCAAGCATTGAAAAATTTAGAAAGAATTAAACAAGAAATAAAAAATGGAATAAGGTCTGGAAATCCTTGGGAAAATTTTTCAGATGAAAAATCTAAGATGGTGAAAAATAAAATTTCAAAATCTGTAACTGGTGATAAAAATGGGAATTATGGTAAAATTTGGTGCGTTAAAGCTGATTCACAGGATTGTTCTTATAGAAAATCATTTTTGAAAGATTTTATTCCAGAAGGTTGGATATCGGTATCCGACTTTAAAGATAGTAATAAAAATAAAACAAACCAAGCATATGGAAAACATTGGTATAATGATGGAGTAAAAAATTACTATCTTTATCCATCAGATAATAAAATAGCAGCCTTAAATTTAGAAAAGCGAAGACTTACTATAAATGGATGTTGCGGGGCTAGAAAAAATTCGGCGGAATAATATTCTAGTGATAAGACTCTAAAAAGATTATTCACCTCCACCAGAAACATACTTTTGCCGCAGCTAAGTAGTGACGACGGTCACATAAACGAACTGGAATGAAAAAATTCTGCCGGACCAGTTTAAGTGTGTTTCTGATGGGGGTGAACAGATTCGACG